AGCATCGGCTGCCGGATGGTCGCAAGGCCGTGGTGCGCAATGGCTATTTGCCCGAGCGTACCGTCCAGACCGGCATCGGCAATGTCGAGATCAAGGTCCCCAAGGTCAGGGATCGCAGCGGCTCCGGTGTCCGCTTCAACAGCTCCTTGTTGCCGCCATACCTAAAGCGGGCTCGAAGTGTCGAGGAGCTGCTCCCCTGGCTATATCTGAAGGGGGTGAGTACAGGCGATTACCAGGATGCACTGGCTGCATTGCTGGGCGATCAGGCCAAGGGGCTTTCCGCCAACACCATCAGTCGATTGAAACAGCACTGGATTGATGAGCACCGCGGCTGGTGTCAGCGTGATCTGAGCCAGAAGCGGTATGTGTACTGGTGGGCAGATGGTGTCTACAGCAACGTCCGTATGGATGATCGTCTCTGCCTGCTGGTGATCATCGGTGTCACAGAGCACGGCCGCAAGGAGTTAGTCGCCGTTGAAGACGGTTATCGCGAGTCAGAAGCCAGCTGGTCCGAGCTGCTGCTGGGCCTGCGTGAACGAGGTCTGACAACAGGTCCCAAGCTGGCGGTCGGAGATGGTGCCCTTGGGTTCTGGAAAGCGCTGGGCAAGTGTTACCCTGATACCCGTCATCAGCGCTGCTGGGTGCACAAGACAGCCAATATCCTGTCTGCTCTGCCGAAGTCTGTTCAGCCCAAGGTGAAGGCGGCACTGCATGAAATCTGGATGGCCGAAACGCGGGATGATGCCCACAAGGCCTTTGACCGGGCACTGGTTCGGTTCGAATCGAAGTATCCCGGCGCCATGGAGCGCCTGCGCAAGGACCGGGAAGGGCTGCTGGCGTTCTATGACTTCCCGGCAGAACATTGGGTTCACATCCGGACAACCAATCCGATCGAATCCACGTTCGCAACCGTCCGGCTGAGAACCAGGCGAGCCAGAAACTGCGGCTCACGAGAGACCACGCTGGCGATGGTCTACAAGCTGCTGGAATCAGCGCAGAAGAAGTGGAAGCGGATCAAGGGATTTAATCTGCTGACCCTCGTGGTCAACAATGTGAAATTCAAGGACGGCGAACAGGTACAGGATCAATCAGACAGGAGCGTGGCCTGATGCCGTACACCAGATTTGACAATAACTCACTGATCAATGGAGTGACCCAAACTCAGATCCAGTGAAGCAGGTTCGCGAATATCGCGAGATTATTCGCAGGCGGATCGGTACTCGGCCAAACGTCATGGCGCTCTCGGCAGTTGGGTTTAACGCTCTGGTCGAGCATCCCAAAATCATTGAGCGCTTTAAGTACACATCTAGCGAATCGATTACTGCGGACATGCTCGCCCGACTCTTCAACCTTCGGGAGGTTGCTGTTGGCGAGGCTGTTTATATGGAAGACGGCAGCGAGGCCATGAAAGATGTTTGGGATAACGTCGCTGTATTGGCTTATGTTCCTGAGCAGGTTACGTCCCGCCGTTCGCCCTCGTTTGGTTACACCTACGCTCTGGAAGGCCACCCAATGACTGAGGAGACCTACTTCGAACGCAATGCCAAATCCTGGATTTATCCGGTGACCTATGAGCGAACCCCTGTCCTATCGGGGATCGACTCTGGCTTTCTGATTCAAGACCTGGTTGCTGCCAGCTAATAACGGAGGATAGCGACGATGGCCAAACAGGTTATTCAGGCGCTGGATCAGTTGGAATTATCCGAACTTAAGAAGCTCTCTGAGCGCGAGTTGCGTCACTTTGCATTGCAATGCGCACATGGATGTCTGCTGGCTGAAACTGAGCTAGGGAGGCGGCAACCTACTTTTGGAGAGCGACGGCGGCGCCGCCGAGCGCGAAATCGTGATGTGGTGAGCTTTTCGGGTGAGCGTCGCGAGGACTCGCTGAGTTTCGCGATCGACCTTAAGACAGGATCGGGCAACTCACGATAGTTTGAGGTGATTATGAATCAGAGAGATCCCGTTGTCCTTCAGATTGGAAGTCAACGCCATCAGGGCTGGCAGGAAGTCCGTATTCGCTTGTCCCTGGAACAGATCGCCGACAGCTTTGAGCTGACCCTGACTGAGCGCTGGGCTGAGTCTGACATGGTGCGCCCGGTAACGCCTGGCGAAGCCTGCACCGTGAAGGTGGGTGACGAGCTGGTGGTGACCGGCTACCTGGACGAGGTGCTGCCGGACTACGACGCCACCAGCCACACCATCTCCGCCAGTGGCCGCAGCAAGGCGGCGGATCTGATCGACTGTAGCGGCGAGCGGCAGCCGATGAATAACCGGACGCTGTTACAGATCGCTCAGACCTTGGCTGAACCCTACGGTATTGATGTGATCGACACCGTGGGTACAGACAAGCCCTTCCGCGAGTTTGCCATAGAGGAAGGTCAGCCGATTGCCGAGGCCATCGAGCGAGCCGCTCAGATTCGGGGCGCTCGAATCGTAAGTGATGCTCAGGGGCGGCTGGTGATCGTGCACGCCGTTCAGCGTGAAATCCGCACGCCGCTGGAACTCGGCAGAAACATTCGCAAAGGTGCCGGGGTCTTCAGTGATCGAGATCGCTTCAATACCTACATCGTTGAGGGTCAAACACCAGGTTCCGATACCTGGTATGGCGAAGACGCAGCGGGCCCGCGAAGTGAAGCCAAAGATCCTCGTGTACGTGAGCCGCGCACCACACTGATCGTATGCGACACTCCAGCGGATGCTGCCGATTGCAAGGCACGTGCGGAGCTGGAGGCTCGGATGCGCTGGGCCAAGGGTCGGGGTGTGACCTACACGGTGGGCACCTGGCGGCATGAGCAAGGCGTGTGGCGTCCCGGTGACTTGGTGCAGGTACGTGACCCCTATCTGGGTCTGGATGAACAGCTGCTGATCAGTGATGTGCAGCTGATTGAGAACAACCAGGGGCGCACCGCCGAACTGCGCGTGGCCCCGCCGGCGGCTTTTGAGCCAGTGCCGGTACCTGAACCAAAGGCCAAAAGTAGTAATGAAGCCTTGGGCTGGGATGCTGTTTAAAGCGCCCCCCTCAACAGTAGATAACCGAGAGGTAGTGATGAAAAAGATAGACAAAGCAGCTCTTCAGCGCGGAAGTAACGACCAGGAGCGTATCGAACACACGGCTAACAGCGTAATTGTGGCGCTGCATGAGCCGATCACATTCATTGAGAGTAATGCTGATGGGGAGCAAACCATAGATCGTTTGGTTTTCCCGCGAAAAGTCAAAGGTAAGCACCTGTTGGCAACTGATGAGGCAGAGGGCGAGATGGGGAAAAGTCTGGCATTGCTGGCAAAGCTAGCAGGTATTCCGCGCATAGCGGCGCATGAGATGGACGGTCGGGATATTGATCTGTGCATGGAGGCTATTGAGCCGTTCTTGCCTGGCAGTCGCTTAGGTGATGGTCGGTAGTCTAAGGAGCAATCGGGGAGAGGATATATGAGCAATATGGTGACAAGCGTTGTCATGCAACTGGTGGACCGCGTCAGTGCTCCGGCCCGTCGTTTGCAGCGCTCTCTTTCTGGCCTTTCTCGGCAGGCTGGGTTCGACCGCCTCACTGCTTCTGCTCGACGCCTAAGCACCTCAATGACAGGGGTAATTGAGCAGGCTCGCGGGTTTGCGCAGCGCCTGGCTATTATCGGAGGTGCCACCGCCGGGGCCGTATGGGGAATGGAGCGCCTGGTGTCGGGGGTCGCTGATGTTGGGGCATCCGTCAAAGAAAGCTCTGAGCGTTTAGGAGTCGGTACTACTTGGCTTCAAGAATGGCAGCAAGTCGGGCGTCAATTCGGTGTCCAGAACGATGCTCTGGTTGACGGATTAAAAGAGCTGTCCATGCGGGCCGATGAGTTTGTTGTAACAGCTGGTGGGCCAGCTGCTGAGTCCTTCAAGCGGCTGGGGATCAGCATGGATGACTTACGCAAAACAGGCGGGCGGACCGAGGCATTGTTCGACATGGTCCGAGGTAAGCTATCAGAGGTAGAAAATGCTGCTGAGCGGCAACGCATCATGGATGAGATCTTCGGAGGACAAGGCGGCGAGCAGATGGTTGAGATGCTCCAGACCAGCCGAGAAGAGATCGAGAAAATGATGCGGGCTGCGCATGATCGTGGAGCCATCCTCAGCCCTGAGGAAATCGAGAATAGCCGTGAGTACACCCGGCAGATGGGTAATATGCGCCAAGTGCTATTCGGCATTCAAACTCAAGTGGTGGGCCAGCTGCTGCCAGGTATTACCGAGTGGATCAAAAGCACCGGGGTTCTCGCGCAGGAGAATCGGAAGGCAATCGGTGCTGAAATCGTCGAGGGGCTAAAATCATTCTGGAAAGTGATTGAGCGTATAGGTCAAGCTGTTGGCTGGGCTGCAACTGCTGTTGGTGGCTTTGGGAACCTTGCGGGTATCGTTGCAGGTGTCTTGGCAGGCAAGTTTGTGGTGGCGGTTGCTCGGGCAGGTATTTCTGTACTTCAGTTTGGCTATAATGTGGCGCGTGTTGCGATAAGTAGCTTGGCGGGACTTGCTCGCGGGCTGGTTAGTTTGGCAGCAAGAGCTATCCCTGTCGCGATTGCGGGCATACGCGCCCTGTCAGTCGCCTTCCTCACCACCCCGATCGGGTGGATAGTGGCCGGAATAACTGCTGTCGCTGGAGCTGCATACCTTATCTACCAGAACTGGAATGGTATCTCAGAGTGGTTTGGTAACCTGTGGCAAGGGGTTCAGGGCTTTTTCAGCCAAGGTATCGGTGATATCGCCAAGCAGTTACTATCGTTTAGTCCGGCTGCACTGCTGATGAAGGGGGTTGATGCTGTATTTGAGATGTTCGGTGCCCGCCCCCTGACCGAGATGGGTCAAGAGTGGATTGGCGGCCTGTGGGATGGTGTCAGTGCTAAATGGAATGCTCTGACGGGCTGGCTGTCTGAGCGTATCACCGGCTTGATCGCGTGGATGCCTGACTGGGTGAAAGATCGTCTGGGGATTAGCGGCGTGGCCGCACCTATGCCAACCGGATCACCTGTTATCGAGGGCAGGCCATCCCCTGTGTCGAGCGTTTCGCGCACAGAGGTTGGCGGTGAGCTACGTATCGTTGTTGATTCAGAGGGACGCCCTCGTGTTACTGAAGCGCGCCGTAGCGGTGGAATGGACTTTAATGTTGAGAGCGGAGTGCTTGGGGTAGCACCTTAAAAACAATTTAACGGGTGGTTAACCGTCGTGTATTGCTGCTTTAGCCACCCGTCACCCTTCCTAAAACTGGGAATCCAATCCCATCTAGTGAAAAATACGAATCTGCAATTATCTTACGTCAAGGCCGTGAATTTTCGTGCGGCGCTACACCAGCAGGTGGTAGCCGAACTGGGTTTTCACCGGGCCCTGGACTTCGTTGATCGGGGCGCTGAAGACGACCTTGTCAAATTCGGGCACCATCTGGCCACGGCCAAAGCTGCCCAGTTCGCCGCCCTGCTTGCCGGATGGGCACTGGGAGTGCTCCTTGGCCAGTGCGGCAAAATCGGCGCCTGCTGCGATTTGGTCTTTCAGCGCCTGACATTCGGCTTCAGTGCTGACGAGGATGTGACGTGCGCTTGCGCGTGCCATGGGTGCTCTCCTGAACAGTTGAGTGATGAACTTAAGCATAGTGCGTATTCTCGAAGCAGGGGACAGGCATCAGTGGTGATGACCGCCGACCCCGTGGGCATGACCGTGAGCGATCTCTTCATCCGTCGCCGCACGCACATTCACCACTTCGATATCGTAGGTGAGGGTTTTGCCGGCCAGCGGGTGGTTGGTATCGACCAGCACCATTTTAAGCCCCGGTTTGACGACGGTTACCTGACGTGCGCCCTGATCGGTTTGAACCACGGCCACCATGCCGGGTTTCCACTGGCGGGCCCCCTTGGGCAGGCCTTGCAGGTGTTTGATCGGCACCCGCTGTTGCTGGCCTTCATTGCGCTCACCGTACGCCTGATCGGGCGTGAGCGTCAGGTGCAGCGTATCGCCCTCAGCCTTGCCTTCCAGTGCCTGCTCAATCGCCGGAATCATGCCGTCATGGCCGTGCAGGTAGGCGATCGGGTCAGCGCCGTAATTGGTCTCGATCTGGGTGTCATCAGCATCGGTCAGGGTGTAGAAGAACTGCACCACGGTGTTATCGGTAATCTGTGTCAATGCGAGCACCTCGTGTAAACGTTACAAAGGCTGAAGTATCCGGGGATCCCGAGGGCTTGGCAAGGCATCAGGCAGGGATCGTTCCCGCTTCTGACTCAGTTGTCATCCAGATTTCATGATCGGCCACTAGCCTGTTCCCGGTTAAACAACCAATAACGGGAACAGCTTGATGAAACGTTTAGCCCTTGAGCCGCTACTGGAGCGGGAGGTGGAAGTTCGTGATGTGACCTTCGGTCGGTACAACGAGATCGGTGCCCGCTGCAAAGTGGTGAATACCACGCTGGGTGACTACTCCTATATTGGCGATGACTCGGATGTGATCAACACCGAGATCGGTCGCTTCTGCTCCATCGCTGCCCACACTCGCCTTAATCCCGGTAATCATCCGGTGGAGAAGGCCGCCATGCACCACTTTACCTACCGCAGTTCGCTCTACGGCTTTGGTGAGGACGATGAGAGCTTCTTTCAGTGGCGCCGCGAGCAGCCGGTGTCGATCGGACACGATGTCTGGATCGGGCATGGCGCAGTGGTACTGGCCGGGGTGAGCGTGGGCAACGGTGCCGTGATTGCGGCGGGTGCGGTGGTCTCCAGAGATGTGGCGCCCTATACGATTGTCGGCGGTGTGCCGGCCAGGCCGATTCGCAAGCGGTTCAGTGACGATGTCATTGAAGGGTTCGAGCGGCTGGCCTGGTGGGACTGGTCCCATGAGCGTCTGGCCGAGTGCCTGCCGGACTTCCGCTCATTAAGTGGCGAAGCCTTTCTGGCCAAGTATCTGGACTGACATTGGGCCGTCAAAAAAGCGCAATCAACTCGCAATCAAACGAACATATCTAGGCAACCTCAGTG